GGTAAGCGTAATAGCCCCTGTCCCGCCTTGATCTACACCAAGCGTTCCCGTAGAAACCAATTTTTTGTTTGCATCAGTAAATACCGGTTTGGAAGCAGTTAATCCGCTATCTGTGATATTGGCAAATGTAGGGCTTGCCGTTGTTTTAACGGATTGGTCAAACCAATCAGCAAGAGTAGGATTACCTGAAAGAGTTATCTGCCTGTCAGCATCGCCAAGAATAAGTGTTAACGCCTTATTTGCCGTAAGGGTATCTCCAGAAAGTATTGCAGTATTATACGTTTCGGAGATATCTAATAGGGCTGTTTTAAATGAATAGCACAGCTCCCATCTTTTATCGCCTGCTGTGCTGGCAGGAGAGACAATATCAGGAAGTGATTCTGCTGCGCCTGAAGTAGCATTAAGACGATAAAGATAAAAGTAATTACCAGACACGGGAACTAATGCAACATCACCATCAGCAAGCCCACTACCCAGAATGCCCTGTAAACATCCTGCGGATATTCCGTCTAATGAAGTGCATGGGTAAAAATTATTAGCCATTACATAAATCCTTTGTGAAGATTAACGGTTCTTTCAAGTCCCTTGTATTGCAAGTTTTTTCTTTTTAAATCGCTCATTTGTTTGTTAAATAGGGCGTTATATATTGAAGCCATCTTTTCATTAAACGTCTGTTCACCATGCTTCATAAAAGCCATAGCAACAATTCCGTCAACAATCATCGGGTGATATTTGGCAGCGATTGTTGGCGTTTGCGAAGACATGCTTGTAGTAGTCATGGCTGTAGCCGGATATTTGTAAACACCAAGTCTTATTGTATAAACATCGTCTGGTGTTGGATATAACGTAATATACCCATTCTTATAATCGAGCATGTACCATATTGGCTCATCGGCTGTATCGGCTTGCCAATCTGGATTAACCATTTCTGTAATTGATTTCTTTTTAAGGTATGAAGATTCGTAATCAGATACAATAGGATAACCAGCATCCTGACCTGCGGTATAAGTGCCATTAGTAAGGATTTCCGCAGCAGTGTAAGCACCTGAACGGTTATAAATAATGTATTTGTAGTCTGTTAATTTGGAGTCGATTGTTGAGGTTACAGAACTAGAGCCGCCTGTAATCGTATCACCTGCTTCCCAATCAGCGGCAGGTGCATCGGAAAGAGTTATTAGTTCTTTTGTAACTACCTTAGCTGACGTAACGTAAATAACGTCATCGTCAAGTGCGTAGTTGTTTACGGCGTCTGCCGTAATGATTTCACAGGCAGTGCTATCGAGTTGCTCCTCGAATACGAGTGCTTCACGACAAATATTGTTTATTACTTCATTACAGTAATAAACAAGTTCCTCATCTATCCAAAGATAGGGAACTTCATAGTTATTTAGTTTCCGCCTTGCGGCATTAACTATTTCCTGTAGAGTCATTTGCGTCTCCTGAAGCACCATGACTCATATCAGAGACCGGTGCTGATTTAGTCTTTTTGGTCTGCTTTTCAGCGCCAGTCTTTCTTACCCATTTACCTTTTGTGTTCTTAACCCAACCCTTTCCGGGTCTGGATTCGGTTACAACCTTTTTCGGTTCTTCTTGTTTTGGCTCAACAAGTTCTAACCCCTGTCCTGCAAGGATTGCCTGAAGTTCCTCTTTGGTAACTTCTCTAAGTTCCATTCCGGGAAACTTCTCTAATTCAGGAGTCCAGCCAAAAGGTGAGCCGACCCCATCTTTAAGTAAAATTTTATATTTCATAACAAGCCTTTTTGCGGCAAATCATATCCGTACATTTTACCGTCTTTAGTCTTGAGAATTCTGCTAAAAGAACCATTGACCTGTGTTTCAATGCCAGTTCCCATTGCGTAACCAAGCCAGAATTCCACGCCACCTTTCTGCTCAGCGTATTCAGTGTTGTTTGCCATATTAACTCCCCAGCATTTTATCTGGGTGTATTTCTCATATATGGCAAGGGCTATCGCATAATCAACGGTGCTGTTAAAATAATCTACCTTAAAATAGTCAAGAATATCATCAAGCGGATAGTTATCCAAGCATATATAAGGTATGTTATTTTTCTCAGCGAGTTTCCTAGACGTAATAGCTCCAAGTCTTTCTATCTCTCCCCACCTACCGTCATCATAGACATTCATATCTATAACTAGGTCAACAGGTCTTTGCAGGTTGATGAGAGTGAGTCCCCACACAAGTTCATTGCGTGGAGACTCTTCCCATCCTTTACCTCTTCCTACGATATTAACAACCATTAGGTTGTAGTATCAAGAACCGGATACGGACTTGCAACGTTAGGTGTAGTAATAGTATTACCCACGCAACGAGCAGCATTAACATCAAGAGCCGTAGTATAGTCGTCAGTAAGCTCTACAATATGGTTATTATATATGTAGAACAAATCTGAGTTATCGTCAATAACCAGAGCAGTTGCCTGCAAGAAGTTATTGGAGATTATGCTCGCCCAAGAAGTAGTCGTAGAAATATTAACAACAATACCAGCAGCCGCAGAATCAGTCATAATGTTACCGTCAATGATTGTTCTACCAGCTTCGCCAGCACCGAATGTAATGTAAGACGTTACAAACGCACCACGGAAATCGCATCCAAGAACCTTCAAGAACGGAGAAGCAGTTGCCTGAATACCAATCGTAGTCGTTGCCGTAGCATCAAACGTACAACCGATAAACTGAATACCACTTGAAGAACTTGCCAAAGTAACAATCGGAGACGCATCAGCTGGCGCTTTGAACCAGACATTGAAGAATCTCGTACCATAGTTGCCAGCATTAACAGGAACATGATTTCCGGTAATACCGGGGCTTACATTGGCATCGTAAGAACCAACGCCGATAACGTCACACTTATTCGGGAACGCCACAAGGTCAGCGGTTTCAGTATCTGCACGATAGAATATTCTATTGCGAGATGCCCAGCCACGACCATAACCACGAGCATCAGCAGCTATATTTGCGTTACTCAGCGTAATAGCCTGCGCCAGTGTTTTCTTCGGAGTATCCCAAGATAAACCATCATTGCCATCTGAACCATAGTTGTTATCAACATAATAGTCCATACCACCATAGGGGTTTACGCCGGGAGTAATGTCTCCGCCGTACTGATTTAGAAGTTTCTCGCAATAAAGATTCTTTGCGCCGAAACTCTGATACCTGTAATTACCCATTTATTTTTCCTCATTTATTCGGAGTGAAGAATTTAGACCTCATCTCCTACAAGTTAAAGGGGCTGGTTTATCCAGCCCCCTATGTTAAATCAGTTCCTCCTTATTTGCGAACATACATATAGCCAAGACCCTGAGAATTGACTACTTTGCTTCCATAGACATTAAGACCACGCACAATCTGTGCGAATGTCAATTCGGAAGTCAGTTTCTGAACCTTAATATACTGGTTGGCAAAACTGGTAGCGTCCTTGTGTCCAAACATTACATAGTAACATTTGAACCCTGAAGCATCGGTCGTAGCCGCAACAGTAGGTAAAAGGTTAGATTTTAATATATTGAATCTGCCAATCTTGCCGAGCAGATTACTTCTTAACACGGACTTGGAATCGCCGGAAAGTGAAGCGTCCTGAAGGTCGGATTTCTGAATAAGTCCAGCCATCCATTCGGGAACGAGCATCCAGCAATCTTCGTCCTGCACTTTGTTCTCACCCAGAACCGTGCCGCAATCCACGATGTAATCAAGGACATTAGCCGCAGTAATCTGAATAGGCGAACCGGAAGCACCAAGGTTAAAACCAGCCGAAATAGCTCCGGCATTCGCACCATAGTTGCTCGCATGCGCACCAGCGGGCATGGTCGCAAGAACATCAGTTTCAACGGCAATAGCGTTATCTCTACCAGCCGCATCTGTAAATTTGTTTAGTAAATCAATATCACTCTGGACTGAATCAACATCATCAACATAGATGTTAAAATACTTACCTTTGTCAATAAGCATAGTAACAGCAGCCTGTTCTGGATGCTGAATGTCAAGAGTCATACCCTTCTTGTAATCACCGATAGAAATATCGGGAATACCTCTGATAATAACTGTATCACCCTGATTTTTAATCTCATTTTGGTAATCAGTGTTACTTATAGCCGTGAGGTTACAAGCATTGTAAAATTTCTTCTGCATTTTCGCAGACCAAATTTCACTAATAAACTTAGAACTACCAGCGGAGCTATAATCTGGATGACCAACAACTCTGTCAACACTCATTATATATATTCTCCTTGTTTAATTTTTTTTAGAGAATTAACAATGCAACAGAGTCGGTCTATAAAATTACCGTTTAAGTTCGCCCTTAACAAGCGCGGCTTCCAGCATAGCTTCCATTTCAGCTTCTGTTTTGCCGAACCAGTTTTTCGGGTTATATCTTCCGGGTTTAGATGTTTCTTTATAGAATTTCTCATACATTGCAATCGTTAATTCTGGTTTTCCGCTACCGCCTTTTGAATTAGCACCTGTTTCTGCTTTAGGCGGAGCGACATATTTTTTTAACTTTTCCTGTCCATCAACGGGCTTCCCCGCAGGAGTTTTTGTATTCATGTATTCCAAGAAAAACTTTGAGGCAACTTCAGCATCAAGCGCACTTCCCGCTTCCTGCAAAAGTTCCAGCTTTGTTTTTCTGCCGTAAGGCGTTGGAGCATTTAAGTAATCAATAAACTCCGGGTCTATATTTATTTCGCGCCAATTTGGAACTCCAAATCTAACCATATCAGCATCAAAGCGTGATTCTCTCGCCATGTTCAAATCGGCTTGCATTGGTGCAAGAGATTTGTTTAACTGAGTCTGCCAATACGTATCACGTGCGGCTAACTCGCGGGCATGTCTTTCCTCAATCTTGCGGATAGTCTTGCCAATGTCGGGATATTCTGCTTCCAGAGCATCCAAATCACCTTTAATTTCTGAACGGCTGGATGAAGATTCAATGTCGCTAATCTTCTTTTCAAGTTCCGAAATCTTATCCGAAAGCTGTATCGCATTGTCTTTCCAATGCTTTACGTTTTTATGGAGTTCCGGCACTTCAGCCCTGTACTTGCCCTCTAGGGTTTTGTACATTTGTTTGTAATCTTTTTCAGGTTCTGCCTCTACCTTTTTTGGAACTTCTGGTTCTTTCTCCGGTTCGGGAGTAACCTCTTTTTCCTGTATTCCGTCTTTGATTACTTCAGATGGAGCAGGTTCTTGCACTTCAGCAGCCTTAAATTCTTCCTTTTCAGTTTCATCTTCAGCCGCTTCAGGTTCGTAAGTCTTGCGCCAAAGTTCATTGGCAGCAGCTTCTTCCTTTTCAATGCTCTTGTAGTTCTTTGACATTTTTCCTCCTTGTGGGCTTATGTATCCACGAAGATTCTAAAACATAGTGTACTTATTAGTGCCATGCTTTAGGGTTTTGGGATTGGCTTGTTACAACCGAATCCCGTTTTTTAAAAATACCTATGCAGTTCGTTAAAGCTGAAACCGCATAGAACTCACTCTCATTATCTAAACTCAATTTAGAAAAAATCTGTAATTGATTTTTTACTTTTGAGTTGTCGCAAAACATTAACCTACCGTCAGTTACCATGTCTTTAATCGTCAGTATTCCCGCTTCAAAAGAAGACACGCTCGAAGTATGTAAAAGTATGTTGCTGTTATTCGAGTATTTCCATCTGCGAAATTCGTTAATATACGAAATATACTTTTTCCCATACTTTGTATAAATATGTGTAAGCCCTATTATCCCCCTTAACTTCTCGAACAACTTGCTTACGGTTACTTCTTCAAACTCTTCTGTGATTCTGATAATCTCTTCAGGGTTTTTAAACTTCTCATCGTTCTTTTTAATCCCTGTTTTAACCACACAAAGAAAAGCAGGATACCCGTCTTCAGGCCATGACATTCCGGCTATGATTTTCACAATAGCTCCGAAAAAATAAGTTCCGGTGAATCCTGTCTTGCCATAGCCTCATAGTTAAAAGCGTGTCTAAAGTGGTCTTCGCCCAATTTCAAATAAACATATCTTTGGCTTCCGGTATCATCGTCTTCAATCAGCTTCTTTGCAACATTATGCAGGTGAAAAGCAAACTTCTGTATCATGTCTGACTGCCTCGGAAGATAAACTAACTGTTCCGCAATCTCCCTATGCGAAGAATCAAGAGACTCTGTTCTGTTTGCGTGAACAATCATTTCCTTTTCATTCCAGCGATAGTTTCCCTTCTGATGTTCGTTGTAGTAGCAAAGAAAAACTCTACCGGGAAATCTCTCTGAAAAGTTCCTAGCGGCTTTCGTATTCGGCATGGCATCGACAACGCATCTCAAAACATGAAACCGGTTCATAAGTTCGTCAAGCTGCCTCCAACCGCTATCGTCTTTTGCGTCCTGTTGGTTATTCCCCTTCAGAACATCAACGTAAATTATCTCTCCACGCCTCTTCTCGTGCCGTCTTCCGATAACCACATGAAGGTTGTTTCCTTGGTCAACTCCCATGTAGCAGCCCTTCTCTGAAGAACTTTCCATTCCACCGCTTGTGCAGCAATCATACACCTGCTGTAACGACAACCTGAAATGCGCATCAACGTACGCAACACCTATCTTCAGGTTATAAAAGTCAGTCAGGTTATTTGTCGTCCTGAACCGGTGTAGTATATTCTCAGGCGAATTTATCTTATATTGAGAGAATAACTGTGAGTATTGCCTCCCTCTTTTTTCAGTGATATGCGGATATTTCGCAACCCACTCACCTTTCGCCGGGTCAAGTTCCTGACCGCATTTCATGCAAGCCCTGTAAGTTCTTCCCCTCACCGTTTGCAGGCACTCTGGAAAAGTGTCCACTAAATTAGTGTATTCGTTACACGCCGGACATTTCAATAACCAATACTGCTGGTCTGTGGTTTGGAATAGCCTATCTATTCCGTAATCCGGCGTTGTCGGGTTTGAAAGAAAAAGCAAATGTCCCTGTTCGGAGTGCGCCATTCTTTCAAGAGCCATATCAACCGAATTTGGCGGCGCTTCGTCAAGTTCGTCAAACACTTCAAAATCAATCGGCACAGACTTTAGACCAACCCGGCTTTTCATGCCTCTTAGATACAGAAAACTATTCCATATCTTTTTGACATTCGCGGAGTCGGTATCTCTTATCCACTGCCCGATATTCCCCGGATTGTCCTCGATAAGCGGAGTAAGCCTTGTTCTGGATAAGTCGGTTACATCAGTTCTCGAAGGAAACAAATAGGCAATACCCCTGTAATTGCCGTATCTGCATCCGTAAAGAACTCTTAATAAAGCCTTAGACGTTAACCCTAACTGTGTGGCTTTAATCTCCACCTGAAATGGGTGCATGTCTTTGTAAGGCTCTATCAGGTATTCGTGCCCCTTAAATGAAAACGGTTTGCCATCAAGTATAACATTTTCCTTGATAAGCCAGTCACTGAATTCCGGTGGCGCGGTTTCCGCTGAAATAACCTGTTGGTTAATGGCGGTCAATAAATCACTGAATAGGCTGTCCCTTACTTCCGCCTTTGTCACCATTAAATCTTAACCAGTCCCCTCAACGCTTTCCGTTCCTTCAGCTTCTCTATAAGCGTCTGTGCAACAATCTCATCGGCTGTCTTTAGAACCTCTATAACTTCCGCCTGAAATTCCTGCTGCATCTGTATGTTAAAGAGCGTCTCCATAATTTTCATCTGGAGTTCAATCTGCTTACGAATCTCACCTGAAATATTTACAACATTGGTTTGTATTGCTAATGCTGACTTCAGGTTATTCGTCCATATTTTATCTAAAACCGCCTGTGCTTCAAAACCCCCATCTTTAGCCTCAGCATAAGCCTTGTCGCAATCAGCCGATTTAAGTTCCTCACGGTTTATCAGTTTCTCACTTCGTTCCAACTGGTGCAGCATTTTCTTGTTAATCAGCACCAACTGCGTCAAAGCGTCAATTCCCGACTTTACATCCTGATCTACGACCATCGGAGAATTGGTCAGTTTCTTGACTATCCGCTTTTCAGCAACCTTAATCGAAGAAAGACTTACGCCAAAATAATCAGCACACTTCTGCCGTGACATCTTCTCACGGCGCAACTGCATAAGCTTAACATCGTCAATCAGCGGCTCACTCGGCCTGCCGCGTGGCCTTTTCTTATCTTCCACCCTTAGACTTTTTTCCCGTCTTCAACGACATACCAGTTCTTCCCTGAGCTATCCTCGCCGCCGACTCTTTGGAATATCCCTCTTTGAGCAGGCGACGATAAAGACTTTCCACCTTCGTTCCCTTCGGCATAATCTCTCCTATGCTGCGGGTTCAACTTGCACCCCTCCAGAAACAGCCCGAACCCCTGATTCATCAGATACTCCCGAATCTTCTCCCTCATCCTTAGCCCTCAATAAATCTTCCATATACGCACGCTCCGCACGCAATCTCTCAAAATACAAATTCCACAACTCACTGCCCTGCTCTAAATCATAAATAAATCCGTATTCACTCAAAATAACACTCTTCGGATTCCCCGGCAGTGACATAAATCCGTGCTTCTCACCCATTACATGATAATACCTCGGCATTTTGATAACCCCAACACCATTCCTCTTCTCATATCCACCAGCTAACCACAGCCCTGTACTGAAATAAACTACCTTAAGCATTTTTGAATTCTCCTAAATTACCCGAAAATCTCGGAGTGAAGTCCTATTCGACCCCTCAAGTGATTGCTACCCCTATCACGACCCCCCCCCGTACCCCTATCACAAATCAATTTAAACGCCATTTTAAGCCCTCTTTTCCGGAAATCCATAGCCAAGAGCCCTTAAATCCCTTGCGCACCGTATGAGGCTGAATACCCCTCGGACGGTATATGCCTATTCACGCGGCAGAAAGCTCCCTTTATAATGCCGAACTCGTCAGGCGTCATGTCTTATTCTGCCTGTTTGATGGCGTAGTCAATGGCCTTGCGAATAGAGCTTTGCCAGTCCTGCTTCTCGATTAGATAACGCGCCTCGATATCGCTCGGAAAATCAACAGGGACGTTTTGCATCCCAAACATGGCAACAGCCCAACTTCCGGCCCGCATCCCTCTTGTGCTTCCAGCCAATCTAATCTCTGTTTGTCAGTCATGGGTAAAAAGTATCCGCTTTGCGCTATTCGTTACTGTGTCAAAAAAGCCACAGTTCATTCTGACCTAGTGTGTCAATTACGCCACAGTTGCAAATAATCTTTACATTAACTGGCAAACTCATTCCACCGCTTTTCCTTATCATTTCTTGCTTGCCATCGCTCTTCGTATCTTTTAGCATTTTAGCCCTTTTTGTGTGTTTAGCCCTCTTATGCTTTAAAGCGTCTTAATGCCTTTGTCTTGGGTTAATAGTGTTTAATCTCTTGTAGCTTGTTTTGTGCTTTTTAACCTGTTTTGTGTTAATTGGTTATTAAGTAACCACGTTAAAATGCTTTTAGAGCCATTTTCTCAAGTCTGCCCTTGTCTTTGATCATTGTAAATAAGTATAGCACGGCGGACAAAGGTTAATTAGCTTACCATCATTATCAATATACACTTGCGGCTTTTCCTTTATCCTGAATACAACAATAATATCATTCCAGCCCATTGTCTCTTGATCTTGCGCTATGTCGTCAAGTTCTTTTTCTGTCATGGTTCGCCTTGAAGGAATTGCCAGCAATGAAATAAATAGGTTGTTTAATCTTTTCATGTATAAAGCCAAAACCGGAATGTTTTATGCTTGGCGGCCAATTATACCGCCGCAGTGTTAGTGCCTTCCGGTTTGCCCTGGGATAAATCCAACAAGGTTTATAATTATATATCACTAAGCATATACGCCTTTTCACTGTTTTATCGCTTAACTACATAATATTGCTAGTGATATTTATTTTTAAATTATACGCACATAACTGCATAATATTTTACACACTGCGTAATCTTCTACGCACCGTAACTAATTAAAATCATTGCGCTTGTTTTCTGGGTGTGTAATTCTTTACGCACCTGCCAAAAATCAGCGAAAATCAACACTGCGCTTGTGAATATAACCACGTATTAATTCAATGACTTATAAATTATAATGTTATTTTCAACTTGGCACAAATAGTGTATTAAATAATAATAAAAAAGAGGAGGCGACAAAATGAGGCAAGTAAAAATATGGTATGATGATGATAGTGCTACATACTCAGCAGAAATAAAAGACGACGACGGGCTAGTGGAAAGCGCTGTTGTTTGTGAACCGACAAAACATGGCCTTGATGTATGGCTGAATGAGCACAAAGTATCTAAAGAGGAATACCAAAACGCTATTTTTAATTATTAAACCAAACTAAACAAGGAGGCGAGAAAATGAAATATCAATTAATTTGCATGAGTTTTGACGGCGAGTATCAAAAAGAGAAATTTGAATTTGACACTATCGAAGAGGTGTGGGATTACTCAAACGGTTTGGGCTCTAAATGGATTTTTTATCCATTTCGCTTTGTTATAAAGGGACAAACCATCGCAGATGCGCCGGAGATTTTTGACTGGATGAAAAACAAGCGAATTAAAACTATTAAAAAATACTTCAACAAGGAAAGTAAAAGAGAAGATTTGCAGGGTGTTGACGCGGAAACATTTGCTTATTCTATTTAACAACAGCCCGCCGGAGCTTATCCGGCAAGCTATATTAACCGCGATTGCGGAAAAATAAAAAGAGGAGGAAAGAAAAATGAATAAAAAAGAAAGAATGCATAAACAAATTGAGGAACACGGAGCAAACCTTAATTCTATTTTTAAAACAGGTTTGGATAACATAACGCTATGTAAAAAACTTCATTCCCTTGAATTAAAGGCGCACAGGATCGCAACTGATTATTGTAATGGCGAAAACGGCGTTACAACTGAAAATTGGGAAGAAAAATGCGAGCCAATTTTAAAGGCAGTGCGAAAAGTCTTAAACATGAATGATACATATTCACTTAATTGCACCATTCCCATTTTTATTAATAGGGACGCCAGAGGGTATGCGCTGAAGATTAAAAGCGACTATGTTAAAAATAGCAATCTCCGTATTTATACCGACTGGGGCGGTTATGGCATACTTGCGCCGGAATTTGATGGAAACTAGCCTTCTGACGAGTCCTGAAGGACGAAACGGGCGAAAGCCCGTCAAGGCTTAAAATTAAAAGAGGAGGATAATAACCATGAGAACAGAAACGACCACAAGAACGCTTTACAAGTTTGAAGAATTGCCGGAAGAGACAAGAGAAAAGGTGATTGAAAATCTTTACGACATTAATGTTAATTATGACGGATGGAGCGAAGGCATAATTGAGGACGCGAAAACTATCGGCGCATTAATGGGAATTGACATTAAAAATGTTTATTGGAGCGGCTTTTTTTCACAAGGCGACGGCGCATGTTTTGAAGGACGTTTTGACCAAACAAGGGGCGCATTAAAGGCAGTTAAGGAATACGCTCCAACAGATAAAGAACTGCACCGTATTGCTAAAGGATTGCAAACACTAAAGCCGTTTGGCATTTATGCCAATGTTAAACATTCTGGTCGCTATTATCATGAAGGTTGCACAAACATTGACGTTTTGCATGATGAAAAGGAAATTACAGCAGAACAAGAGGAAGCCTGTATTGAACTGTTAAGGGATTTTATGGAATGGATATATAAAATGCTTAATGCTGATTATGACTATTTGACAAGCGAAAAAGCGATAATTGAAACCATTGAAGCGAATGAATATGAATTTGATGAATACGGCAAGATTGCCTAATCCTCTGACGAGCTGTTGAAATACAGCGAAACCGGCGAAAGCCGGTCAGGATAAACTAAAAAGAGGAGGCGACAAAATGAGGCAAGTAAAAATATGGTATGATGATGATAGTGCTACATACTCAGCAGAAATAAAAGACGACGACGGGCTAGTGGAAAGCGCTGTTGTTTGTGAACCGACAAAACATAGCCTTGATGTATGGCTGAATGAGCACAAAGTATCTAAAGAGGAATACCAAAACGCTATTTTTAATTATTAAACCAAACTAAACAAGGAGGCTAGAAACATGAAAACAAGAAAGCTTTTATTTACAGCGAAAGTGGTCAAGTGGTTTGATAAGGCCAACGGCAATACTTACCACTCGGTGCAAATTACAAGGAATAAGGACAACAAAAAGATATTTTGTAAAATGACCTATGGCTATGATGAGCATTACAAACAAACGGGGCTTGAAGCCATGTTTGATTTCGGATGGATTAATAAAAATGACTATCATAACGTTAAAAACAGTCCATTCCCAAAAGATAAAAAAGCATTATATGAATATGAGAGAACGGAAAATTATCCTATTTATTGGGCAGTAACAAACGGCACAAAAAAAGAATGCTTACAGAACGGCAACGAATATTAACCAAGCCCGCCGGAGCTTATCCGGCAAGCTATATTAACCGCGATTGCGGAAAAATAAAAAGAGGAGGATTAAAATAATGGAAACAAAGCTATTGACTTTTAAATGGACGGTATCAAGAGGGCGGGAGACATATGGTTATAATATTTGCTCGCTTTACGTTGATGACAAAAAGGTGGCAAGTTGTAACGGCGGCGGCTATGATATGCAGGGCACTTGTTTGGCTAATTGGCTTCAAAACAATTACCAAGATAGGCTTTTAAAGCGGTTTGCCGATGAAATAAACAGCATTAAGGATAAAGATTATAATAAAAACACGTCCACAGGCGAAAAATGGCTTTACAAGTCATTGTCGTTTTATGGCGGTCATATTATTGAAAATAAGGGCGGCTTTAAAATTAGCCTTGATGGTGCTTGCGGGTTTTCTTCTATTGAGCAGATTGCCAATGAAATTGGTATTTTCTTGCAGTGGAATACAGAGAGCAGTAAAGATAAAAACAAAACTTATTATCTGGCTAAAATTGAAGATTAAAAGAGGAGGATAATAACCATGAGAACAGAAACGACCACAAGAACGCTTTACAAGTTTGAAGAATTGCCGGAAGAGACAAGAGAAAAGGTGATTGAAAATCTTTACGACATTAATGTTAATTATGACGGATGGAGCGAAGGCATAATTGAGGACGCGAAAACTATCGGCGCATTAATGGGAATTGACATTAAAAATGTTTATTGGAGCGGCTTTTTTTCACAAGGCGACGGCGCATATTTTGAAGGACGTTTTGACCAAACAAGGGGCGCATTAAAGGCAGTAAAAGAATATGCTCCAAAAGATAAAGAACTACACCGTATCGCCAAAGGATTGCAAAGCCTAAAGCCTTTTGGAATTTACGCAAATGTTAAACATTCTGGTCATTATTATCATGCTTTGCATGATGAAAAGGAAATTACAGCAGAACAAGAGGAAGCCTGTATTGAACTGTTAAGGGATTTTATGAAATGGATATATAAAACGCTTAACGCTAGCTATGACTATTTGACAAGCGAAGAAGCTATTGTTGAAACAATTAACGCCAATGAGTTTGAGTTTGACAGTCAAGGTAATTTAGCATAGCCCGCCGGAGCTTATCCGGCAAAAACTAAAAAAAGGAGGCGACAAAATGAAAACGTTAAATTTTACCTTTAGAGGAGAACATTACAGCGTCAATAAACAAGGGCATATAAAGGCTAACGGTTTAAAAGATTTTTCTTCAACGTGGATATTCTTAGGCGGAACAAAACATCACTGGTCAAACCGCATTCAGTATAATTTACAGGACGCTTTTAGCAATCCATCTCTTTTAAATGGATGTTTAGGCTGGGACACAGACAGCGGAACAACTCGGCAATGGGGTGGGCAGTATTGTGGAAGGTTGCCACGAATTACAGGCGCATATGTTGATTAACTAACAACTAACCGCCGGAGCTTATCCGGCACGCTATTATAACCGCATTTGCGAAAAATAAAAAAGAGGAGGATTAAGATAATGAATACATATCAAGCACGTTTTTACGGACGGAAAAGAAATGCGATTGGTATCTTTTACCTTATCAACGCGATCGTTGAGGGCAAAGATGAAAAGGATGCGCTGTTAAATTTATATGATAAATACGAGCATATACAGAACGCAACTTTTACGTTGATTTCGGAAACGGCAGAAAAGGAGATAGGGAGATGAATAAAAGAGAAAAAAAGGTATTTATTGAAAGCATTACGGAAACCGTGAAAAACGATGTAATTAAACAAATTGATAAGCGGGGTGAAATATGAAAAGAAAAGGAGAAAAGACAATGAAAAAAAACGAAATCATCAATACAGTGGATTTTGATTATCCCTCTTGCGGGGGGATAATAATTACAAGAGGCCGCAAAAATTACACTTGTGAGCGGCTAAGTAATTACAGTGGCCACAACACA